TCATCTTCAGAAGTAACTTCTGTGCAGGCGTTTCTGAGTGTCTCATTCTCTTTGTCTCCGAAGTTAAAGCTGAATCCTGGCTCGCCAGTCATCAGAGCTTGTCTGCAGTTCTGTACAAACGTGTCTGGCAAGAAACCATTCTTGATAGCATCTAAGAACTTGTCATCGTAGTTAAGGCTGATGTTGGTCATGTCTAACGGTGCAGGGAAGTTAAAGTTGTTCTGCTTAGCATCGAACACTGTAACGCCGTCAGCGATAGGCAGTGCGTGCCAGTCCTTAGCTGTCAAGAACTTCTCAGCGTCGCCGTGTCGCCAGTTTAGAGACGCATAGATAGCACTACGTCTACTGCCGCCCTGCATCACGTTTCTGCCTATTTCGTTTATAGAGTTCATTAGTGGTAGTGGGCCTGACGCTTCGCCACCTGTCCTGCCCAGTGGTGACCCGCTTGGACGGAACACACTGTAGTCGATGCCGATTCCACCGCCGCTCATTAGGCAGTCGCTTGCTCGTTGTGTTAGCTTTCCCCATTCCTCTCGCGTGTCCTCTTCACCTTTGAGTAGGTAGCAGTTGTTATAGAACTTCGCCTGTCGTCCTGCGTAGTAGATATAACGTCCACCTGCCATGAACTTAAACTCCTTCATAGCCTTGTTTAGGACATCCATTTCCTCCTTCTCAAGAATACCTGTGCAGACGTCGTTGACAATGTCGTCTACTTTCTCGCCCCAAGTCTGTGTAGGCGATAGTGCGTACTTGTTACGGAAGATTGATTCGCCAAAACTGTTTCTAAATTCGCTCATGCTACTTTCCTATCAGAATCTTTAATGAATACACCTGCGCCGTTTAGGTAGCCCTTACGGTCTTTGATGTCTAGGTATGCTACTTCTAAGCACTCTTCTAATGTTAGCTCGTACATCACGGCTAGGTTGTTCAACACCACTAAACAGTCGCCTATGTCGTCAGCAAAGTCACGCTGCTTTGCTACGTTGTCGGCTAGCTCGCCTACCTCACTGACTAGCTTTAGTGTCTGTGTTTGAATAGTGCCGTTGACAAAGATGCCTCTGTCGCTGCTCCACTTAGTACACAGTTCTATTAACTCATCCATTCTAGACATTGCATTGCTCCTCTATCAGTCTTTCTAAGTACCAACGTGCTTTGCGTAGGTCTTCTATGCCGTTCTTGTCTTGCCAACGATGTGTGTACTTGATGACGTTACCGTTTAGGAAGCCTTGAAACGCATCCGGTGTTAGTCTTTCCTTAATATAGTCAATACACTCAATACCGCCGCCAGTGTAGTGTTCGGGATTGTCCACTATGTCTATCTTACGTTCTTTCCTTTGCTTGTCCAGTATTTCACCAAGAGTACGCTCAGCTGCTTTCTTCTCAGCTGTTAACTCTTCGTTAACACGTCTAGCCTTTGCCCTGCGTTTCTTACTTAAAGCATCCCACTCCTCAGCAGGTGACTTGTCAAGAAAGCTCATCTGTATCTCCTCCCAGACCTTCAATGATCTGCTCTAGTTTATCTTCTATTTTCTCCTCAAAGCGTTCTACAAGCTCTGTAGAGTTTATCTCTAGTATCTCTAGCACCAAGACTTCGTCGAGCATACTAAGCTGATACTTAACCTCAGTGAATGTCATGCTCATTCTGCAGCACCTCCGTACTTCTTACGCAGATAAGACATACTAATAGGCAGTTCGTCAAAGCTGCCTTCGTTGACTTCGTTGAATATCCAGATGCCACGCCATGACTGATTAGTCTGTGGCGATAGATAGTCTTGGTCTTCTTGGTAGAAGATGCCTGCAAACAGTCCAGTCACTGACACACCGTCGGCTCTACGAGCGTAGGCGATGTCTCTGTCCTGTACGTGTCCCATCACACAGCTTACCATCTTCTTAGTCAACATTAGCTTAGCAGACGACACAGGGCGTCCCATGACACCAGAGGTGAAGTAGTGTGAGTAGGCAATGCCGTTAATCATCTTAACTTCTAAGAACGGCACTACTTCCCAACCCATCTTCTTCAGTCCTAAGTCTTCAAAGGACATCAGACCTTCTAGCTCTGGCGAGTCGTTAACAGCACGTGTTATACGATTCTCGTGGTTGCCCAGTAGGAACACTAGCTTAGGCTTCCACAGCTTGTGCTTGTTAGCCCTCTGACGTGCCTGTTCTTCCCTGATAGGCGCTAAGAAAGCCTCCATAGCCTTCTTACCACTTTCGACATCAGCTTGATAGCGTCTGCCTTCAAAGGACTTCTTACCTTTGTCGTAGCTAGATAGGCTAGGGAAGTCCCAGTGGTCACCTAAGTGGATTATAACATCAGGCTTTAACGACACAGCGTACTTCCCTGCCCACGTTAAATGCTCTGTGTTAGAGTCTGGCTTGACCTGTGTATCAGGTATAACGAAGTGTCTCATTGGCCGCCCCTCGCTTTAGAAACAGCGCTCTCGGCATAGTCTGCAGCGTCTCTCAACGCTTTGACAAGCTCAAGTGTTTCTTCTTCAAAACCGACATCTAAGAAATCAAAAACAGAGTTTGTTTTAATAAAATCGTCTATCAACTCCTTGAAAGAAGACTCCTTTACAACGAGCGGATCATCATCTCTGCCAACAAAGACAGTAGTTGTTGCTCCGTTCTTTTCTATTTCTGTGTAGACGTCAACGTCAACAGCAAATTTACTCATTTTGCTTTCCTCGCTTTGCGTTCTGCGTTAGTCTTGCTTTGATGGCACTCTAAGCACAACACCTGCATTCCGTCAGCCTCACAGAAGAGACGCTTAACGAACCCTGCTAGGTCTTTGTAGTTGCTTAGCTTGCCTGCAGGCTCTATATGGTCTACCTGTATTTCTTTGTTGGTAAACCATTCAGAACACTCAGCACACTGATACTCGTACTTGTGTCTACAGCCCGTCACTGTTCGCTCTGCATCCTTCTTAACTTGGAACTTCACAGGGTAACGTGAGTAGGCTTGACGCAGCGCAGAGCGGATAAACTGCCAGTAGCGTGCTTCAGTCCAAGTGTTGCCTGCTCTAGTGCGTGGAACGAGTTGCTTGCCCATAGAACCTGCCCTCCTCAGACCTTTCGCGTGGAGGCATCCACATCTGACCTGCTCGACGACGTAGCCATAATAGCCTAGCGTTCTCTAACGCCCTGTCGTAGCCTAGTTGGTCTTCACAGATGTCCCACATATCAGTTTCTTTGCGGCAGTTGCCTATCAAGTCCTCTGCACCGCCTGCGCCAATACCGTCAACACCAATGATGTTGTCAATAGTGTCGCCTGTCAGTATCTGCTTATAGAAACTCTTCATGCCTTGGTCAGTGCTAACAAAGTATTCTTCTCGCTTGACGAAGTTGTAATGCAGTCCTTCGACTTGGTCAAAGTCTTTGTCAATGCTAACCATGATAGGATGATCGTTAATATAAGCAGTAGAAGCAGCTGTAGCTATCGCGTCGTCAGCCTCTTCGCCTTCAACAACAACAGCGTCCCACACGTCTACAGCGTGGTCACGCAAGACAGAAAGCAATAGTGGTCTGTCTTTTTTCTTCCTGTTGCCTTTGTAAGGCGCTGTCACAGCTACTTCGTTACGGAAGTTGCCTTTACCAGTCAGGTAGAAAACGTAGTTGTGGTCTGGATAGACAACTAAAGTGTCAGCGATTAGCGAGTCTAAGGCGCGTCTAGCCTGTGATAGTGCAGTGCTAAAGTGTTCTTGCGCGTCAGTCTCGCACGCGCAAGCCACTCGATAGCAGTATATGTCGCCATCAATCAGAAGCATTATAGAGCCGCTTCTAGATCAAAGTCGACGCCGCCGCCTTCTTCTACGTACTCATTCAAGTCTGTAATGACTAGCTTGAGACAGCTTGGCGAACGTCCCTGCTGACCTGCAGGAGATTTCCAGTCGTAGTGACCAATTACTGCTGTAGCTTCTGAGCCGTTGCCGACTAAGCAGCCAATCTCGTCACCACTGGTGTTGTAGGCACGAATAGGGTTGTTAGACTTCACTGTAATAAAGTCGCCCTTCTCGTCACCTTTGTTACGTGGCTTCATTCCTCGCTCTTCTAAGGCAGCAACAGCGCCGCTAGAGAGATTGCCCATATCGAACTGATACTTATTCGACATAGCATTCTTAGTGCTAAGATTAGCCCAGTAGAGAGTTGCTTTGATTGGTAATGGTTTAGCGTTTGTGTTTGACATAGTGTCACTCCTTATAAAGTCTATATAGTCTAGCATGAATGGTTTAAAAAATCAATGGGTTTCTGACCAATTGTTGCCAATCTGGAATTCACCGTCCATAGGACAGCGTAGTCCAAAGTCGTCACCCGCCTTGCGTATCGCATTACGAAAGTGTAGTCCTACAGCCTTGGCGTAAGCCTCTGGTGTCTCTACTTGAAGCTCGTCATGCACGTTAGCAACAATCTTAAATGGTATTCCCACTTCTCTAAGACTGTCAACACCGTTCAATAACGCCTTCTTCATCAGTGCAGCGCCACCGCCCTGTAACAGGAAGTTCAATGCACTGTATGCCTTGCGTATGCGAATACGGCGTCCGTCCAGACTTGGAAGGCTACCGTTCTTGTCAGCTAAATTCTCTACCGTCGTCTTCAACACCTTAAGTGAAGGTATGTTGTCGAGAAAGTCTTTCTTTAGCTTCTTACCGTGGGCAGCACCTTTGCCTGCAATGCTGCCTATCTTCTCATCACCCGCGCCATACAAGAACGCATAAATAAACGTCTTTGCTTGGTCACGTGTTTCGAGTCCTGCTGCAGCTTGGTTAGCGCTGTGTATGTCACCTTCCAAGATCGTCTGCACATAGTCTTCGTCCTTCATGTAATGCGCTAGCATACGTAGCTCTAAGCCTGAGGCGTCTATGCCGACTAGCTTGTTGCCTTCGTCCACTGTCCAACACGCACGACATTCACCGCCTAACGTAGCCTTCAGCTTCTGCACTGGCGTCATGCTGTCTAGCACTTTGCGTGTTGCAGGCACTTGAGCCATGTTGGGCGATATATGCGTCATCCTGCCTGTCGCTGCACCGCTGCTAAAGACACGACCATGCACTCTGCCGTCTGCCTCTACAGCCTCTAGCCACGAACTAACCTGACTAGCCCTTTTCTGTACCAGTAAGTATTCAGCAACAAGCTGTGCTGACGGGTTATCTATAGCCTCTAGCACGTTTTCGTCTATCTTGTAGCTACCGCCTTCGGTCTTGTCTGTAAAGCGTATGCCAATGCTCTGTAGACGCTTGGCTATCTGCTGCCTACTGCCTACGTTAAAGACCTCTACAGAGTCCTTAAGGCGCTTTCCTGTCTTCTCTGAGTAACGCTCTGTAACGATAGGAGGAAACTCAGTCTGTAGCAGTCCTTCAATCTCGCGCATACGATGCGACAGTCGGCTGTACAGCTCGTTAGCCTTGGGCAGGTCTATCTTAAAGCCGTTCTGTCGTTGCAGCTCTAGCTCTGCTGTAACGCGATGTTCAAGGTCTATCACGTCCTGTGTAAACTTATCCTTCTCCATAGCCTGTAGCAGCTTCTTATAAACCTTCGTAGTCAGCTGTACGTCTCGCTTGCAGTAGGTAATCATTTCTTCACACAAGCCGCCGTCATAGTCTGTGAAGTCATCCTTGGGATACGCTAAGCGGTCGCCCCAACTACGTAGACTATGTCCTCCTGCCTGTGCAGGGTTGTAGAGGCGAGAAAGCACCATAGCGTCTACGTGCTTCTTACCTGTGAAGTCCATGTCCCACAGCCTCTGCATCACTGGCACGTCAAAGCCTAGTCCGTTGTACGTCACTATGCCGTCGTGTTCGTTCACAAGAGCCTGCAGCGTCTTCGCTTCAGTGTGTACAGTCACAGCACCTGTTTCGACATCTTCGGCACAGGCGCACCATATCACTGTGTGTTTCATGTCTGTTTCAATGTCGATTGTTAGCATTACTAATCCGTATCAAAGTCTAAAATACCTAAGCCTAAGTCATGCACAGTCTTTAGGTCTAAGCGTTCCTGCAGCGCAAGATTGCCTGTGCTGCCTTGTATGCACTCTATGCACTCGTTCACGTAGTCGCCGCTAGTGGCGTCACGCAGTGTTGCTTCGTAGTCTGTCAGTATTGCGTCACACGCTAAGCATCTCATAACGCTTACTCCTCAATTTAAATGCGCCTTATAAGACGCTTTGTACATTATACGACACATAAAACACTTTAATGCGCCATATATGTTGCATTGTGACACTAAAGTGCGTCTTCCAATGTGCTTTCCACCATTCGTCCAGTGGTGCTATCAAAGTAAAGGTCTGCACAGCGTCCAGTCTCGCCGCTAAAGCGATTCTTCAGTACACGCACAGCCGTTGTGTTTCTAACGATAATGTCGTCAGCCTGTCCGTCACGCTCCAGACCTAACACAATGTCACTAAGCTGTGCTATTGACGCACTACCGCGCAGCTGTGACAGAGACGTTGCAGCGCCTTCCTCGTGTCCTTTGTTGTCAGGGCGGCGTAGATGACTAACGACAAACAACGCTATACCTGTCTCCTGCACAAGCATTCGCAGCTTCGTCATTATCTCGTCTAACGCCTTCCGCTCGTCAAGATTGGACTGTGCCGACACAACAATTGAAACGTGGTCTAAGAAGACGTAGCGGCAGTCTAGCGCCTTAGCCATGTAACGCACACGACCTACAATGTTGTCCACGTCCGTGCTGCCGAAGTGGTCTAACAGATACAGGCGCTCATCAGCTAACGTAGCGTCAAAGGCTTCTCTGCGTTCCTCTTCGGTGCTTACAGTCGTGGGCAGGTGTAGCTGCTTGTTAGCCGCTAGCGACATAATCGACAACGCTGTCTTGCGTATGCTTTCCTCTAAGAACAACAAGCCAATGTTGAACTGCGTCTGCTGCAGCGTTGCCCACACCACTTCACGCAAGAACTGCGACTTGCCAAGCCCACTGCCTGCGGTGACAGTGACAAGCTCTGCAGGGCGTATTCCGTACGTTAAAGCGTTAATTCCTTTAAAGGGATACACCACCTCTGCAGTCTCCATCGGTGTGTTGACTTCGTCCCACAAAGACGCAGCATTGACAATGCCGTCTGGTACGTACTTCTCAGCCTTCCAGAAAGCATCGTTAAACAGTTGGGGCTTGTTAGCCATCAGATAGTCGCAGGCGTCTTTGTAGCCGCCGAGGTGCTTCACTATCTTAGCCTTGCCACCAAACAGCTGCCCAACGTCATCAGCAGCCTTAACACCTTGCTCGTCAGCGTCAAAGCAGACAACAATCGTCTCAAAACTGTCTAGCCACTCGTAATTAGCTTTGCAGTCCTTCAACGCGCTGCCTGCGCCGTTCTTGATGCTTACGACAGGGTATTTGCTTCCCATCATCTGAAAAGCCGCTAAAGCGTCATACTCGCCCTCTGTCAGCGTTACATACTTGCCGCCCTTGGGAAACAACTGCTGACCAAACAAGCCACCTCCGCCCCATTCACCGCTAGTCTGAAAACGCTTGTCAGGGTAACGCAGCTTCGCAGCCACTGGCGAGGTTGGCTCTGTCGGGTCAAAGTAGGGATAAACCACCTGTCCGTTTTTAATGACCACGCCATAGGTCTTCATAGTAGCCACGCTCAGACCTCGCTCAGGGACGCCTACGAAGTTTTGTGTGGCTAGCAGCTCAAGTGTCGAGTCGAACCCTTCAGAGCCTGTCAGCGGCTTCTCTGGGACTCTGACGGCTATTCCTGAGCCATCTAGTGGCGGGTGTGTGTATTTCCTGCAGCTATGGCAGAAAGTAGACTCATCGTAGTTGATGCAAAGCGCATCAGAGCTGCCGCAATCGTCACAGGGTTGATGCGTTAGCTTGTAATCAGGCATAGAAGTCGTCCTCGTCATAATAACGAGACTCTAGCAGCTGAATGACTAAGAAGGGCAACAGCAGCTCAAAGCCGCCGATGTCGAACTTGATGTGTTCGCCGTCCTCTGTCACTCCTACAGCTGTTTGCGTCTCCACTGCTCCGATATAGAAGCCGAAGCCGTTGTTGAAGGCTATTGCCCAGTTCCATTCTGTCATTTTTCTTGCTCCTTGGTCTGATTTAGTCCTGCTATCCATAGCGAGTGTACCCGATAGTAGTCAGCCACACAAGCGGCACAGATTATCTCTTCAGCTTTAACGCTAGCTTTGCAGCATTCACAATTATTCATAACATACGCTCCTTGGGTGGTGTCCAGTGTCTAACGGTGCAGGCGTTTGGTGCTTCGCCGTGTTTAGCGTGCCATAGTATATGATGTCTACGACATAGCCAACGCACATCCAAAGGCTTGGCGTAGTCGTCATGATGCGCTTCTGACTTCTCATCTCCGCATTCTTCGCAGGGCTGCTTAGTAATCAAACCGTTTCTTATTGCTTTGTTTGCTTGTTGCATGACTGCGTTTTTGATAGAGCTTTTTCTGTAGCGTTGTATCCGTTTATCAACGTTTTCTCTGTTGTTCTTATAGTACGACCTAGATTTAGCCCTGTCGCACTCTAAGCAATAGCAGCTCTTCCCTATCTTAGTGCTTCTATTAGCGCCGAACAAGCACGCTTCTTTGACCTCTTTGCATATACTACACCTTAGCAAATCAGGTTTGTCTAGCATCTCAAGTTGTTGCATCTTGTTACCTCTTAGTCTATTCGGTTGATTAAATCCGTGTTATTCTCCTGATGTCTCCCCCGCCGCTGCAGTCCCTCCATTGACTAAGTGCTTTAGCACCCAGTTGAGACGCAGCATAAGGTCATCTACTCTAGCGCTCTGTTGTCGTAGCTCATGCAGCTCTAGTGGTAAGTGGTCTATATCCCATAACACACGACACACACACGCACTCTCTTTAACCTTCAGAGTTATACAGCCGCTGCAGTATCTACCCATGACTAGCCTCTGTCTTGTCGATGTACTCTTCCCAGTCGTCAATGATCTGATCATGACAACATCTAAAGGCATACTCTAAAGCCATGTTAGCAATGAGCCTGCCGAGTTCTGTGTGGTCATCAGCTACTAAGGCAGCGGCAATCTTGTCCTCTAAGTCCTGAGCCTGCTCTGTGTCGCTCGGTAGCGCATCAGGGCCGACAGCTTCCCACAACAACGTATAGTCATTGGCTAGCCTGTGCTTCGCCTCGTCCATCGTTGCAGCCGCTAGTACGTCCATGTCTTGCTCTTCCAAGTAAGTAAAACCATCTTCTTTATACATAGCAAACCTCATTAGTTAAGTAATAAATAAAAAGAATAAAACATAGGCAGCATAGCTAAACCTATAAGAACCTCTAAAGCAAGTCTTTTATTCGGCATTGGTTACCCCCTGTTGGCGTTAGTATCTCTAGCACGTCACGCAAGCTCTTAGCCTCATCGGCTCCGCAAACGCCGTAACGATTATTAACGTGGACAATAGCGTGTCTTGTCTTATAGACAGCTACGCACCACTGCGCCTCCTCAATCGCGTGTTCTAAGCTGTCAAACTCAATAACCATATTTAATGTCCTCTTTTGCTATCTTGTAAAGCTGTTCACCAAAGACACCCAGTATACCTACGAGGCGCTCTATGTCCATCTGTTGTAGCTGTGTCGGCTTCTTTAGCTTTAGCAGCCTAGACAGCTCCCTAGCCTGTTGTGGCGCGTAGCCGCTCACAGAACGTGCTCCTGCGCTTTAATCTCAAAGGTATACCCTAGCTCCTTAGCCTTGGCGATCTGCTCACGTGTAAACGTTTTAGAGCCTAATAGCGCCGCCAGTGCCATCGCTACGTCATTGGCAGGATAGACTCGGTCTTGTCCGTAGATTGTCTTAATTGTCACTTTAGCGTGTGTATCCATGTTATTAACTCCTAATGATTGTTATTTGATTATTCTTTTCTGCCCATGCTCTACCGTCTGGCAAGCGTATAAACTTGTAACTATAAGCCTTGCCAATCTCTATAGGCGTGTCTAATGGTAGCGCATATTGACGCACAATGTAAGCCGCTAATAACTCTTGCAGCACGTAGACAGCACCACGAGAAGGGTAAGCAATCGCGCCTAGTGTTGACTGTTTAAACTTCACAGACTGCAAAAGCTTTGCAGGATTGCCGCGCCTGTAGTCCTCCGGTTCTGGTAGTGTCTGGTTAAATTGCCACGACAGTGTTGCGCTTAATTTATCACCTAACACTGATAGAACCCTCGCAGTTTATGTGCTTGCTGTTGTAGTCAGGCCAACCAAATTCGCCTCCAGTGTCTTTATATAGCTGCGTCATCTCGCAGTACAAGTCTTCGGGGTTAGGTTCTGGTGGCATACTAGACAGCAGCTCAGCGCAGACGATTAATAGGACAAACAGTGAAATGGTTAGTAGTACTTTTTCGGTCATCATCGGTGTAGCTCCTTAGTGTGCGTGGCAGATTATCGAGCCGCTGTCGCTCGTTGTTGCTATGTAGTCTTCTAGGTCGTCATTGTAC